TGATTTTGAACGGCAGACAATAAGAGGCAGTTTTAATTTACGTATTTTTTCAACAAGAAGCTTGTGGTCTAACGGATATACATCAACATCAACGCAACCCCAAACACACTTGTTTTCTTCGTTAATTGGAATAATACCAATACCGCGCCCTTTACCGGATAAGTGACCCTCCCAAAGAGCCTCTGTCCGCTCTTCGCGCACAATAGCAGCCTTACCGGTGTTCTTACCGTTAGCTTGTGTTTTTTCGATTTTATATGTGCCATAGGCTAATTGAAGCCCATTAAATATGGCTGAAAACTTTTTAATAGACATAGATGCCCCCAAAAGGATGGGGTGGCGAGATTGTAGCAGCTAACACTCTCACCACCCCAACTGACTAGAACGGTGCGTCCCCGGAGCCCCCGGCCCCGCCCACGCTTTCGTCCTGATGCTTCACCACGACTTCCCCGGACATTACGCTTGCAGCGAAGTCCTTTGCTCGTTGGTAAATCACAGCATCCTTAACTGGGCCCTCCCTACTCATCTCCCAGCCGTGCCAGCTTCCTTTGGCGTTTTCCTCAAGTTGGGTCTTGAGGTTGTACACATGGCTAAAACGAGGCGGAGTAAACGGCCCGTTCTTACCCTGCATCGTAAGCGACGAAATCATGCTATTCCATTTACGCGACTTTTTAAGCTGCGTAGATTTCATAGCCACCAAAGCCGTCTCTGCACTACCGTTTTCGTAAAGCACGATAACGTAGTGCTGGTGCGTTTCTTCAAGGTAGTTACCCGATCCGTCCTTCAGGTAATCCTTGTTGTCTTCCTTTGACCGCTCCACTTCAGGAAGTGTGTCAGTTGGGGCGAAAATTGCAACGGGAGCACCTGTTCCCTCACCCAGTGGGGCCCATACTATGAACCTCCGCTGGTAGGCTACCGGAATAACCCGAAGGCCCTCCTTGCCCTTTGAAACAACCCCGGACACCGTATTGTAAATATCGCCCTTACGAGCTTCTTCCAATACATCTAGTTCCTTGCTCATTCCACCCAAGATTTTTAAGAAGGGTAGTGCAAGATCGTCTTGCCCCATATTCTCCAAGCCTGAACCGGCATCCGCCTC